GTAGCTATGTTTGTATATGCAATTCGTCAAGCTACAAAAATCCCCAACAAATATATCCCCCTACTATCCATCTTAATTGGAATTGCTTTAGCAACTTTAGAACTAAAAGGATTCGACTATGAAGTATTATTACAAGGTGTACAAAATGCTCTTTGGGCAATGGGTACAGTTGCAGGTTTGAAATATGTACAAGAGAAAAAAGAGGAAAAATAAATACATAATTCAGGGAGTCTCTTATGAGGCTCTTTTTGTTATGAATAAATTTAAATATTAAGGATGTGTGGTGATGCTTCATTCAGATAAAATGACGATAAAGTGGAGAAATAATACAAAAAGACACTTTGAAGAACTTGGTTATAAGTTCACAAAGCTAAATGATGAATTCGAGATTAACGTATCTGATTTAAGTCTCACTTCTACTATGAAAATAAAATTAATTTGTGACAATGTTGATTGTAAAGAAGCTTATGAAATTTCATATCGAGATTATTGCAGCAGGAAGAATCCTAATATAGAGGACTTATGTAAGAATTGCAAAAGAAGAAGTGGTCAGCCTCCAAGTGACTTATTATTACAGCAAGTCTGCCTTGGATTCAAAGAAAAAGGATACTCTATATCAAATATAAAAGATTATAAAACCCACAACTCTCCCCTTAAATTTACATGTGATAAACATGAGCATGATGGAGTTCAAACCACTACTTGGAGAATACTCAATTCTGATAAAGAGTCACATCAATGCACAAGCTGCTCAAGTGAAAAGAGAAAACGTGAGCACAAAGAAATCCTCACCATGAAAGACAATAGAGACTACCTAGCAAATTTCTTAGGTGAGAAAGAGTTGGTTTACGTTTTTGATAGAAAATATGAATCGCTTGAACAACCTATAGAATTCACTTGTAGTATCCATGAACATAAAGGCACTCAATTTGCTACACTGAAAAATATATCCAGAAGGATATTCCCTTGTAGGTACTGCATGTTGGAGCATGTATCTGAAAGTAGAATTGGCAGCAAAGGAAGTCAATGGAAAGGTGGATTATACAGAATAACCACATGGTTGCGACAGTCAAAATTCATGAAAGCATGGAGGATTGCCTCTCTAGAATCTTATAGTCATAAGTGTGCTATCACTGGGGTCAAAGATAATATTGAAGTCCACCATCCATATGCGTTAAATAAAATGATTGTAGAAGCTTTTAATGATCTAGATTTAGATTATAAAGACAGCGTTAAGAAATATGAAGATAGTGAGTTGTTAAGTATTCTAAAGTATATAAAGGTCAAACATGAAAAAATACAAGGTATCCCTCTTACTAAAGAAGTGCATGACTTATATCACAAAGTTTACAAATACGACAATACATATGAACAATTTGAAGAGTTTCAATCTCGTTTTAATAACGGAGAATTTGAGACTCTTTTTTTGATGGATAAAACAAATTAAGGAGACGATGAGAAATGGTAGAATTACAATACTTATTAGATCGCTCAGAGAAACAACTAGAAGGAGTTCACGCTACTATCGCCAACAAAGCAATTGAACTAGTTAAAAAAGCTTATAATAAAGGAATTGCAATTGCAGTAACTCAAGGGTATCGTTCTATTGAATATCAGAACAGCCTCTATGCAATCGGACGTTTTGGCAATTCTGGTAAAAAAGTAACTAATGCAAAAGGCGGAAGTTCATATCACAACTTTGGTTTAGCATTCGATTTTTGTGTATTTGATGATAATAAACAACCTGTATGGGATGGGAAAGAGTATAGTATTATTGGTCAAATGGGTAAAGATATGGGGTTAGAATGGGGCGGAGATTTTAAAAGTATTAAAGATAAGCCTCATTTTCAGATTACTTTTGGATTAACATTATCACAACTACAAGCAGGAAAACGTCCAGCAGGAAGTGCTACTCCTACACCAGTCAAGAAATCTAATTTGCTAGAAAAAGGTGCAAGTGGCTTTACTGTCAAAGACTTACAAGAAAAATTAATTAAATTAGGCTATGCAATTGGTAAAGTTGATTCTGAATTTGGAAAACTTACTGATGAAGCTGTACGTAAATTCCAAAAGGATAATTGTTTAGATGCAGATGGTATTGCTGGAAAAGCTACTTTAGCTAAAATTGATGAGTTAGTAAAAGCATTAACTAATACTCCTACTCAAGCTATTAAAGTTGAAAAGGCTCCTGCCACTGAAACTAAAGCTGAAGTTATCAAAGCCCCTCCTACTCCACAAAAAACTACTTCTGGTGATGATAAAGTTAAATCAATCCAATCTCGCTTAAATACTCAATATGCTACTAAGTTAGATGTAGATGGACTGTATGGTAAAGCTACTAAACAAGCACTAGTTAAAGCATTACAAACTGAGCTTAATAAACAATATAATGCTAAATTAAAAGTAGACGGAGCATTTGGTAAAGCTACTAAAGCTAAATGTCCTACTGTGCGTAAAGGTGCTAAAGGTGACATTACATATGTTATTCAAGCTGCTTTAACTTGCTTAGGATATGATGCGAATGGACTAGATGGAATGTATGGTGCAGGACTAGAAAAAGCTGTGAAACAATTCCAAAAAGCAAAAGGGTTATCTGCTGATGGAATCGTAGGTAAAGATACATTTGAAAAATTATTAGGATAATTGTAGGAGGCTCACTTTATGTGGGCTTCTTTTTTATTTTTGTAAGTTGAACTAAAGTTTAACCAATTGATGATAAGGATAATTTCGTTATTTTAGTTGAACTAGGTACTCTTCGACTATTTATATGATTGGAATTTAAGTTGAACTTATATAAGAAGGAGTGAAAACAAATCAAAAAAGAATACATAGTTTTCAATAACCGCCTAGCAGGATTTTTAATGTTGTCAGGATTTCCACTAAAGCGTATGGGTAAATCAGATAAAAATCAAAACTTAAACATTTTCTTTTTCAATGAATCTAATGAGCTATTAAGCAAAATCAACGAATTCAAATTAGTCTACAAAAATTAAATTACATATCAAACACACTCCGAGAGATCACTTTTTAGTGGTCTTTTTTATTTTGTCTAAATTTTTATATCTAATGGAGGAATGAATAATGCGTAAAAGAAGAACTCACGATGACTTTATTAAAGAGGTTTATGACCTAGTAGGCGATGAATATAGTGTTCTCTCACAGTTTTCTAATGTGGATACTAAAGTGACTATGGAACATGCTAAATGTAATCATAAGTATGAGGTTACACCTTACCATTTTATAAATAGAGGTAATAGATGTCCAGAGTGTTTTGGGAACAAGAAGAGAACGACTGAATCTTATAAAAAAGAAATCTATGAACTAGTCGGTAATGAGTATTCAGTTGAAGGTGAATACAAAACTAATAGAATTAAAGTAGATATGAAACATAATGAATGTGATTATGTTTGGGGAGTGACACCGACAAATTTTTTAAGAGGAACTAGGTGTCCTATTTGTGCTGTGGGAAAAAGAGCAGACAAACGCAGAAAGCCTCATGAACAATTTTTAACTGAGCTTCATGAATTAGTTGGGGATGAATATGAAATATGTGACGGAGAAACCTATGCTAATAGTACGACAAAGTTAAAAGCTGTACATAAAGGATGTAATAGAGAATTTGATATGTGTCCTGCTGACTTCCTACAAGGAACGAGATGTCCTAAATGTGCATTCGATAAGTTCATGCAAACTCCAAGAAACATGTACAAAACCACAGATACCTTCAAAAGAGAAGTGTTTGAATTATACGGAGACGAATATGAGGTAAAAGAAGACTACACAGGTTGCAATGAAGGCATAGCGATGCATCATGTAGTTTGTGAGCATACCTACGAGACTAAACCTAGTTATTTTTTAAGTGGAGGTGGTCGCTGTCCTAAATGTTTCGGATACTCAAGGAAGACTACTGAAATATTCAAAGAAGAAGTTTTCAATTTAGAAGGTGAAAATTATTCTGTTCTAGGTGAATACATAAAAGACTCAATCCATATTCTCATGAAACATAACAAATGTAGTCATGAATGGAATATAGCCCCAACAAGTTTCTTACAAGGTGTCAGATGTCCGAAATGTAGAGAATCTAAAGGAGAAAGACGTATTGGAGACTTTTTAGAATTAAAAGGCATTCAATATGAGCGACAGTTTAGATTCATTGATTGCGCTAACGAAAGACCTTTACCATTCGATTTTGCTATAGTTCTATCTGATAAGGTTAAGGCTTTGATAGAGTATGACGGAATGCAGCATTTCAAACCAGTGGAGTTTTTTGGAGGAGAAGAAGGGTTTGCTTATAGAAAACGTAATGATCAGATCAAAAATACATACTGCGCTGAAAATGATATTCCTCTTATCCGAATCCCCTACTGGGAACAAAATAACATAGACAACATTCTAGAGGTAGAATTAGAAAATATCAATCTACATTAATTGAAAGAAAGTGAGGTTTTACTATATGGCAGTAACATTAGACTATCTGCTTGATAGGTCAGAAAAGAAGCTGGTTGGAGTACATGGCTATGTGCGAGAAAAAGCTATAGAACTAGTTAAAAAGGCATACAGTCAAGGTATTAACATAGCAGTCACACAAGGGCTGAGAACTTATGCAGAACAAGATGCACTTTACGCACAGGGTCGATCTCGTCCTGGAGTCGTAGTAACCAATGCCCGCGGGGGCTACTCTATACACAACTTCGGACTAGCATTCGATATTGCAGTGTTTGATAATAATAAAAATCCTATTTGGACAGGTAGCGCATATGATAAACTTGGAAAATTAGGGATTAGTATAGGACTTAGTTGGGGCGGCGCGTGGAAAACATTTAAAGACAAACCGCACTATGAGTACACTTTCGGACTCTCCCTCTCACAATTACGTGCTGGAAAGAAACCACCTGCTTACAATGGCTCTACTACCCCTACTGTTCCTACAACGCCTACTACCCCAACTACACCTTCCACTCCAAGTACTCCTACTAGTTCTGTACTTAGATTTGGCTCTCGTGGTGACGCAGTAAAGAAGCTACAAGAAAATCTTAATAAGTTAGGTTATAGTGTTGGTACTGTGGATTCTATATTTGGGGCTAAAACTGAACAAGCATTAAAGAGATTTCAATCAGCTAATAGTCTCACATCAGATGGGATTGCAGGTACATCAACATTAGCTAAAATTGAAACATTGCTTACCGTAACTGATAAACCTACGAAATTTGTAGCTCCTCCTAAATTTACGGATAAGACTGCATTCTTTAAGTATATGCTTCCATATGCACAGAGAGCAGCTAAGGGAACTGATATTCCATTTGAGGTATGTTTAGGTCAATGGGCGCAAGAATCGGGATATGGAAAGAGTAGCCTATGTCAAACAGGTAATAACTTTGGTGGGATTACTTACACATCCAATGCTGATTTTAAAATTGGAGGTTTCGCAGGCTTCTATACTATTGATAACTTTATCACTGAGTATATTCGTGTAATGAATTTATCTTATTACGATGCTGTAAGGAAAGCTACGACTATTGAAGCTACATGTGTAGCACTAGCCAAATCACCTTATTCTGCAACTGATCCTACGTATGGTAATAACATCTTAAAGATTCTAACAGATAATAACTTATCAGGATTAGTTGCGACAACTCCTACCACTCCGACAGTACCAACGAATCCTACGACACCTACTATACCTACAAATCCAACAACACCGACTACGCCAACTCCTACTACTCCATCTACAGATATCACTACACTAGGCGATGTGTATAGTTTCCAAGTTGAGATTATTTCTGACATTAATATATTTAAAACGTCTAAACTAGATGTGATTTCAGGAGTATTAAGAAAAGGAACATTAGTAAATATTAATGGATACAATAGCAACGTATACTCGCTTAAAACAGGTGGATATATTAATAGGAATTATGCTAAGAGTATCACATCTACTATTTCAACTGGAACACTCACATTGGTGCTAGAGAATAGTTTTAAAGCATTATTGAAGAGTATGAAGCTGAATGGTAGTTTGAATATTTCTAGTGATGGAACTGTGGCAGGATCAATTACTGTGGGTGGAGTAGATTTAGCTGTACTGAAACAATATTTAGATACAAACAAATGGACATATACTGTCGGTTAAATTTGAGCATTAAAAAAGAGAAGGTGTTAGCATCCTCCTCTAAGCCATGTGAACATCATCGGTTCGTGTGTGGTGAATTATTGGCTAATATTATTATATGCAATATGTGTAAATTATATACTTAAGGGAATGGTCGAAAGTTGGCTATTCCCTTTTTTTATCATTTTAATTATATGTAAGATGCCACCTAATTAGGTAGCATTAATTTTCAAATTTAGTGTTATGTTAGTTAATAGTTAAGGCTTCTTCAGTGACCTCGAAACGTTGTTCTCTTGCGGTTTTCTCTACTTTAAAGCCCATCTCAAATAGTAGGTTAAACACGTAGTTAGTTGTGTTCATAAAGATTTCTTGTTGTGTACTCGATTCACTACGTTTTTTAGGATTAAGCAAGCTATCCACTTGTCCAACAGAAGTGATATGAAAACCGCCATCATCGTCATTCCAAGTGATAATAATCTCATCAATTAAATAATCAATTATTCTTCTTTTTGTTTTGTGATCAATCTCGTTTCTGCCTTCAATTTCATTTTTTACTTGCTCAAATAACTCCTTAAGCATATTCATATTGGCTTCATTTTTTCCAATGTTGAATATTTTTTCTTCATATTTTTTTAGTGTTCGCTGAATATCTTTTACGGCTTCGTTTACCTTGTCCATATCTTTATCCATCTCTGATTCGTCAATGTATCCTTTTTTAAACAATTGGATAATCCTCTTCTTTTCTTCTTCCAAGCGAGCCATTTGTAATTGTTGTAAATCATACTGATCTTTAAGTTCTTGACTAGGTTTATTGTGCCTGTTTTCAATATTGTTCAAGATATCATCTCCATCTTTCACAATCTTCATAACAAGATTATTCCAAATATAGTTTTCGATTGTATCAGCGTCTAGTATTTTAGCTTTACAGCGCTCCATACCCTCCCCATATTTTCTATGAGTTGCGTTTACACATCTGTATTTTCTATACTGTCTTCGAGAAGTCACTTCACCAGTTTTCACAGAGCGAGACATACTAGAGGCTGTATATGAGCTATATTTACAACCGCAGTGACCACATCTTATTTTTTGTTTGAGTAGATACTCATGCTTTGTATTTCCTGATTTTTTCCCATTCTCTACTCTTTGATCTTCAGCTAAGTAGAATGTAACAGGATCAACAATCGGAGGGACTTTAACTAAAATCCAGTCTTCTTTATCTCTATATTCATACTCCATTTTCTTTTTTCCACTTGCTGTCTTTTCACCTTTTACCTTTTTACTTTTGCGTCTGTTATAATAATAGTTGCCAATATAAGTTTCGTTCTTAAGTATCTTTTGTATAGTGCTGGCGCTCCAGTTTCTTGAGCCGTTTCTTCTAGTTTTCGCTCCCATTAAATAAAGCTTTTCACCTATTTCTCTCATGGTCAATTTATCATAGACGTACCATTGGTAAATTAGCTTTACAAACTTAGCTTCTTCTTCATTAATTTTCAACATTTTATCTTCATAATCATACCCATATGTTGTAAAGCGCATAGGCATAACTTTACCTTCTTTAACAGCACTGATAGTTCCACGTTTAGTTCTTTTCTTTATTAATTCTAATTCGTACTGTGCAATTGAAGACTGAATGTTAAAGAATAATTTGCCTTCTTCTGTGTCTTTATACTCTGAATCAACAAAGAAAAGTCCTACTTCATATTTTTCAAACTCTGAGCAGACGATTAAACGATCAACCATGTTCCTACTCAATCTATCAGGGTGTAAGATTATGATTTTATCAATCTTATGTTTCTTTATGTCCTCTCTGAGACGATTCATTTGAGGTCTATCTATGTCTTCACCAGATACTCCTTCTTCACGATAAACAATGATGTCTTCTTCGTTTGATCCCATAGATATTGCTTTATTCACACATACTTCCTGTTGATAATTTAAGCTTGTACCAAATTCCACTTGTTTTGCAGATGATACACGAGTATACACTGCCGTTTTTTTACTCATTTTTACACAACCTCCTATTATATGACTGTCTACAACAAATTATACCTTCTTTGTGGACACAAAACAATTTAAAAAAGAGAAAGGCTTATTCGCCAATCTCCATTGAATTTTTCATGATTACTGCATCTATATATAGACTTACGCACTTTTGCTTAAGAGCTACTAATTCCTCATCACTCAACTTTACCTTAGATGGCTGTGTTGACATTGTAATTTTATATTCTTTTTTACTGCCCATCCTATTTCCCCTTCTTAGTTTTAATTTCTTTATATTTCAAGCACGTATATGTATCATCAATTTCTTCTTGAATTCGTCCTTCTTTAGCTTTATTTAGAATCGAGCAATTTCGTGCATATCGATTACACGTTTTACATTTGGATTCGAATTCGTTAAGTATGTCTTGGTTATCAAAAATACCGATGTACTCTACAGGAGATAGCTTCACTTCTACTCTAGGATTCGATGCGCTATAGTATATACGTTGCGTTCTAACCAACACCCTACTATCATTTTCATAGGTGATTTTTTCTAAGGAGTCACACAACAGTTTGTAGATATTGTTGTCATCGGAATTTGTTCTTGTGAAATAAATAATTGTATCCATGTATATGTAGTTAGTTTTTGTGTACTCGTAATCCCACTCTTGATTTTTAAGTTGTTTAGTGGCTTCTGATTGTATCTGCTTCTTTACTTTTTTACCTTGCTCACTCATAATTCTTTTACCTGTAGGAACAAAAGTTTTGACTTTTGGATTATATTTAACTTGATTGATATACAATTTGTTAATCGATGTAGGCAATGTTAACTCTAAATTCAACTCCAAATAACCACTCCTTATTTATTAATTTAACTATATA